TCGAGTCGTTACCGACCCATCGTTTAATATAAATATATTAACCCCTCTAGCCGTCGGAGGATAGAATCTCCGCAAGTTCCTCGCAGGGCTAATAGTCGGGAACCTTGCAACGTCTAAGGTAGGAACCGTATTTTCAAACACAGGCACATACTTTTTGTTAAATAATAATTGATCTACAGACGTTGTAGCACTGATTGTAGACACATCTATGTTCTGGTCCATACTGACGGTCACAGAAGGCGTTGTAGACGTTCCACCTATTACTGATGGTTCTACACTAGCTGTGCCTGAAATCGTCGCAGAAGGCGTTGTAGCAGCCGTAGAAACGGCACTAGGGGCAACACTCGCTGTACCTGATATAGTTGCAGAAGGCGTAGTAGTAACACCAGCGATAACGCTAGGTTCAATACTTGCAGTACCCGATATTGTCGCCGACGGCGTAGTAGTAGCGCCAGCAATAACACTAGGAGTTACACTAGCTGTCCCGGATACAGTCGAAGCAGGAACAGTTGTCGTACCTGCAATTACCGCAACGGCAGCATTCGCAAAGGCTGTTACGGTTACAGCCGGAACAGTCGCAGAACACGCTATTGTTGATGCGTTTACTGTTGCATCTGCTTGCGAATAGTTTACGCTTGAACTTGCGTAGGTAACCGCAGATGAGCTGTAGTTTATTGTCACCTGCTGACCTCACTACTCGTCGCCGTACAGGGACTCCTCAGATGCGGTATTCTTACCAACCAAAGAAAATGATTTATCGCCAACTTTCGTGGCAGCCCAGCCTTTGAGAACTGATAGCACAGCAGCAAACCCAGAGGCTGCTACTAGTTTCCAGTTGCTTACGCCCATGTCAAGGAAGCTGTTACCACTGATTGTGGCTACTGCTGCTTGTACGAATGTTGCTCCGCATCTTTCAAGTAAATCTAGATATTCTTTCATCGTAATAACGCCTTCCAAGTATTTGGTCCAACTACGCCGTCAACATATAGTAGCCGACGCTTCTGGAACTCCACAACAGCCTTTCGAGTAAGTCTGCCATAATCCGAATCTATTTTGTACCGATACAATCCCTTAGCAGCCAACAACTGTTGCACCACTTTGACAGCGGCCCCTTTAGATCCTTTCTTCAAAGGATGAGCAGTAACCAAGGCTTCTATCTCAGCAAACGCAGCAGCAATACCTTTAACATCCTGCTTTGCTGTTTTCTTAGCTTTCGTTCCTTTTAATGCTGGTGCATCAAACCATTTGACTTTGCCGTTTACGACTTTGCAAGGCTGATGATGCCACCACTCACCAGGCACATAAGCAACCATGCCATAAGATTTTGCTATGGCGTTCACTTGAGAAGTGCTGATACCTCGACCAGTAATTCTAAAATCAACGGCATAACCCCAGTTATCGAACGCTGGTTGTTGCATGTGATATGACCCTTGGAAACCTGAAGATGTTTTGCGATCAGGGTTGGCAGCTAGGTTGAAACCTGCTTTGCCGCTTTTGTATCCGTCGTAGAAGTATTTTTGTTGTGCGTAGGTTCGCACACCTGATACGACTTTAACTTTGTTGCGGATACGGCTGTCTCTAAAGAACGCTTCTAGTCTGCGTTTGAACTCTGGGTGTAGTAGTTCAATGTTAACGTGTTTACTGGTCGTCGGTATCATCTAATTGTTCTGTTAGCTTTCTAATTTGTACTGCTTGTATGCAAATCTTTAGTTGTAGTGGGTATTGTTTTTCTAGTTCTTGGAGTATCTCTACTGGGCTTAGTTCCATTTACTTACTCACCTGCATCCGCATCAATCTCTGCATTCTCATATTCTGTTACTAATTTACCGTTAGTATCAGTCAAACTAGAGTCAATTATTGCTTGATCTTTACGTTCACCTATAACCATCCAATTACAAACTGCCCCATCTGGTCCACTAATTGTCAATGTCTTTCCTGAAAGTGACCAAGTGACAGCGTTACCTGAGCTACCTACCATTGACCAAACATTTGTGTTAAGTGCTTCCCACGTTCCATCAGTCATATTTGAAACGGTGTCTAAATCAACAGTTGCAGAACTTCCGCTGATTGTGACTGTGCCACGATAGATGTTGTCACATGTTGGACCTTCAATAAATGAATGTCTTAGTCGCCAGTCGCCACCTTTAGTTGGGTGCGGAATGTCAAATGAGCCTGATGTTTTTGAAATAGAACCCAATATAGATGTGTTACCTCTAAGTTGTATTAGGTTAAATCTGTCAGAACCGCCTCTTGGTCCAATATAAAAGTCACCGTCATCTGGTCCACTAAACCAGAGTCTGGTGTTGTCTGATCCTGTTCCAGTATTGTCAGCAAGAATGTTGTATCCCTCTTGGAATTGTATTTGGAAGTTTCCTGAACTTGCTGTTGTGCTATCAAACCTGAGAACTGCTGCTCCATGAAACTTAAAATCATCAAGTGATTCATCCCATTGAACATAGCTTCCACTTGTTGCTCCATAAAAAATGACATCATGTCCAGTGTCATCCACTCCTACAGTTAAAGTCCCATCAAGTTGAGTATTAGCGTCAACATCTACATTCCCATCAATGTTAACAGTGCTACTAAACGTAGTCGCTTTAGCAACCGTAATAGCCTCAGAACTATCAGTAGTCGTAAACGTAATATACGCATTATCAGCTTCCTCAATAATCAAAGCAGAAGCCTGGTTATCAGGAATCTTAATAGAGTTCTCACCAGCATTCGCAAATTGCAACGCACCATCAGCGCCACCAGACAACACTAAATCGCCAGCAATATCAGCAGAGCTAGACAAATCAAGTGTAGCTGCATCCAACTCACCAGTTAGCGTAACATTACGGAAACTAGCAATATCCTTATTAGCGTCAACAACAACAGATTTAGAAGCAGACACTGTTCCAGCAGTAACGCCAGCAACAGTATTAAGCTCCGCTGTCGTTGCAGTAACCCCATCAAGTTTGTTTAACTCAGCAGCAGTCGAAGTCACCGCAGTAGAACCAAGAATCAAATCTCCTTCAGGAATTGTAACATCACCAACAAACGTAGGAGTCGTATCCCAAGCAGAAGTACCAGTACCAGTACCAATCAACACAGCACCAGAAGCAGGCGTAGTATCACCAGTACCCAACTTCTCCTCAATCTGCAACACAGCACCATTCACATTATTATGAACAGTCGCATGGTTAGGCGAATTAAGATTATCAGAATCCGCTATATTATCAGGAAGCTCATCAGGATCACGGTCTAACGCACCCGGAAATCTAGTTGCCATCATTCACCTCTTATGGAGTTAAGTCAATCGTAAAAATACCGCCAGCAGCAAACGTAATCGTAAACGTTCCGTTACTCGACGAGAAATCAGAACCAAAATCAATATATGCAATAAGCGGATCATCAGTTAAAGAATCATCATAAATCACAGCGCCTCTAGCACTTGTAATTGTTGCAGATGACCATGATGTGTCAGCAGCATCAAACTTGATTGTGCCACCCGTCTGCGTCAAAGACAAACTACTTAACGTGTTACCACCAGCAGTATACCCTGACCCAGAAACCTCATTAGAAACGTCACCCTTAAAATCATGCGCCCCAAAATCAGGAGTATATGACGACGTAACCAACATAATCTTAATCGTGTCACTGTCCAGGTCTAACGCAAGAGTGTTCTTCAAAGCGTTAAGAAAAGTTATCCCATAAAGACCACTAGCCATCAGCGTTCTCCTCATCAGTTACAACGCTGGCTTGTATCGTCTCAGCCGCTATAACTACATCTACTTGTTCATCTTCCATAATGTCCAATAATAATCTAATCAAATAAAGAAAGATAGAGGGTAGGCTAACCTCCCAGTACAGTCAGCCTACCCTACTACCTAATTAAGAACTATTAGTTAGTTCCTATTGAGGATGATGTTTCAATCCTTCGGATACATTCCTCACGGAATCTTCCGTATCCTACAAGATGATACCAACCTACTGTGTTGAATCGACGCAAGCTGTCGGTTACAGGACCGAACACGATGCTTGGGTCCGCACCGAAACCGGCTGCCCGGCTGTGTGCTTTCGCAAGAGCTTGTCTACCAACTATTACAGTTTTGTATTCATCAACGTTAGAAGCACCAGCGTCAGCGGTTAGCGTGATTCTTGGTGTTTCAATGAAATCAACTCCACCGAATGTACCAATGCTACCGTTTCGGACACCTGCTCCGTCTTGACGGATTTGGTGTTGGATAACGTCAGTTACTGCTGTAGCTGCACGAAGATCGAAAGAAACGTCAGGGTGGATAAATCCAACGTAAACGTTGCCGTCAAATGCAGGTGCAGAAGCAGACCGTAGGTTAGCAACAGCTTTACGGATAAGAGCAGCGGTGATAACGTCGCCTGCTGCTAGTTCTCCTGTAGCGGTTGCATCGCCACCGAATAGTACGTTGCTGCCTTCAGTTACTACATCGTGAACAATCTTATCAAGGCTGTCACCCATGTTGTAACCGATAATGTTAGCAGCGTCAGCATCTATGTTTAAGAAGCTGGTTCCTCGTGCTTTAGCGGTGGTTTGTATTGTATTACCGTACTCAGCAAGTGTTACTGTAACTTGTGCGTCACCCATTGTTGATGGTGTGAGGTCAGAAGTTTCAGAAATTGCTGAAGTAGCTTGTGATAAATCGCTGTACTTTGTGAACTTAACGCTTGCTCCTGCGTGCGATTGGTTTGTGGTTTTCACATCGCAAACCATCTCAAAGAGAGGTTGTGATCGCAACGCAAAGTAAGCGAGCTGTTCAAATGCTGCGTTACCAGCGGAGTTCAGCGAACTCATTTGTGTTATTGCCATTAGGCTATTCTCCAATTAAATTTTGGAGCCTACCTTACGTCATTGCGTTAAAAGTACCGCCATTGGCTTCCCACAACTGTCGCAGTTCATCAGCATTTTTAGTTTCTCTAATTAAACTCTCGAATTGAGGATCTGCCACAGGACCAGCATCATCACTAGCTTCAGCGATTCTACGCTCCGCTTCGACTTGTTCCATGAACTGTGCCTGTTGCTCCAAATTAGCTGTATTGACCTGGCTTACCACATTTGATAAACCTGCGCTTTGAGCCTCAGCCTGTATAGCTTCAACACTTAGCTCGCCTTCGTAGCCTTTCATAAAGTACTCAGTCATCTTGTTAGATGGGTCTAAGCCTGCATCACGAAACACTTCTTTGCGTTGCATCTGTTGAACTTGGGCTTCAAGCTCATCAGCTCTCTTAGCTTTCGCTTCGAGTTCTCTACGCCAATTAGGTTTGGATTCG